AAAAAGTACGTAGAACAAGCATTATACAAATATTTTAATAACAAACTAAAAACAAAAACATGCGAAGAAGGAGCTATCGCCGAACATCTCGAAAGGGCAGTTATGGCAAACGACGTAAAGTAAGCCGTACATACTATGTATCACGCGGCGGAATTCGACTATAACAAATGGGGGTTAGTCACCCCCTATTTAAAAAATTGTTTCAAAATCAAACAAAATCAAACAAAATGGGAAAAAATTTATTCAATTCCATTAAACTCGAAAGACCTAAAAAAAATGTCTTCGATCTCACGCATGACGTGAAATTATCTGCAGATATGGGTAATCTTACCCCTATTTTAACATTAGAATGTATACCAGGTGACAAAATTGAAATTGGCTGCGAATCTCTTATTAGATTTAGTCCACTTATTGCTCCTGTTATGCATAGAATGGATGTTAGTATGCATTATTTCTTTGTTCCCAATCGTATTTTATGGGATAATTGGGAAAAATTTATTACTGATGCTAATAGTGGTGCAGTAATGCCTTATATAGGATCAGATTTTTTTCAACCACAATTTATAAATCCAAGTCAATCTGGAACATCTTCTTTGAATGCTGATTATTTAGGTGTACCTACACCACCAAACAATAGTACAGAAGTTAATATAAATGCTTTACCATTTGCAGCATATCAATGTATTTATAATGAATATTATAGAGATCAAAATTTAATTGCACCTGTAAATTATAAATTAACAGATGGTAGTAATAGTTCTAGTTTTGCTAGAGTAAGAGAATTATGTGAATTACGTAAAAGAGCATGGGAACATGACTATTTTACTGCTGCACTACCCTTTGCTCAAAAAGGTGCTGCAGTTGATATTCCATTAGGTGAAATATCAGGAGATGCTTTAGTAAAAACAAGTGGTACTACAACAACTTTAAATGGTACTACTAATATTACAGTACCTAATGCATCTAGTACTCCTCCATATGCTCCAAATCAATTATTTGCTGAAACAGATGGATTAGAATTACAACCAACAACAATCAACGATTTACGTCGTGCTTTTAGATTACAAGAATGGTTGGAAAAGAATGCTAGAGGTGGTACACGTTATATTGAAAGTATTTTAACACATTTTGGTGTTAAATCAAGTGATAAGCGTTTACAAAGACCAGAGTATATTACAGGTGTAAAATCTCCTGTAATTATTAGTGAAATAGTAAATACAACTGGTCAAACAGAAGGTCTACCACAAGGTAATATGGCTGGACATGGAATGTCAGTAAGTTCAGGTCGTTCAGGTTCATATTATTGTGAAGAACATGGATATATAATTGGTATTATGTCAGTTATGCCTAAAACTGCATACCAACAAGGAATTCCAAAAACTTTCCTTAAAAACGATACTTTAGATTATTATTGGCCATCATTTGCTCATATAGGTGAACAACCTGTTGTTAATAATGAATTATATGCATATACATCAACAGGAGAAGATACTTTTGGATACGTTCCACGTTATAGTGAATATAAGTTTATGCCTAGTCGTGTTGCTGGAGATTTTAGAAATGATTTAGATTTTTGGCATTTAGGAAGAATATTTGAAGAACAACCAGCATTAAGTGCTGCATTCGTAGAATGTGATCCTACAAAACGTGTATTTGCAGTTGAAGATGGAGTTCAATCATTATATTGTCATGTATTAAATAAAATTAAGGCTATAAGACCTATGCCAAAATTTGGTACACCAATGTTTTAACATGAGTACAAGATGTATCACACCTTTTTATAAAAAAGAACCTATAAGAGGCGAATACATGCCATTACCATGTGGAAAATGCCCCCCATGTAAAAAACGCCGTACAAGTGGATGGTCGTTTAGATTAGTAAAAGAAGGAGAGCGGAGTATATCCGCTCTCTTTATTACATTAACATACGATACCGATTATGTACCAATAACAAAAAATGGTTTTATGAATCTTGATTTACAAGATTTACAGAAATTTTTTAAACGTCTTAGAAAAAAATCCAATGAAAAACTTAAATACTATGCAGTTGGGGAATATGGAAGTCAAAAAAAGCGACCACATTATCATATTATTCTTTTTAACGCTAATAAAGAACATATTATCGATGCTTGGAATATTAATAGTAAGCCTATTGGCTCTGTGCATATTGGTAATGTTAGTTCTGCCTCTATCGGTTATACGTTAAAATATATGTGTAAAGAGTCAAAAATTCCTATGCATCAAAATGATGATAGAAAAAAGGAATTTGCCGTTATGTCAAAAGGTTTAGGTAAAAACTATATGTCTCAACAAATGATAAAATGGCATAAAAACGATTTATTAAATCGTATGTATATACCAATTGAAGATGGTAAAAAGATAGCAATGCCTCGATATTTTAAGGATAAAATATATACTGAATTAGAAAAGGATAAAATTAATGAACACATGGTTAAAATTGGTGAATTAGAAGATGAAAAAATGCTACAATTTTATGGCTCCGTATATGAAAAGGAAAGAATGCAAATGGAACAAGGTTTAAGAGCATTTAAGAAAATGTATAAAGATTCAGAATATGAAAGAAAACAAAACTATGAAAATTAAAAATTTTATGAATTATGGTAATTTTGAAAAAGACCATGAAAAAGACTTTGGACCAAGTCAAACAATTCCAGACCAAACAATGTCTATTAGAGAACTTGTAAGAAGATACGCAAGTGGATTACCACTTGGCGGAAGCAGAGAACCAATATATGAAGGTGAAGATGGCGATGGAATTGATCCTCGCAGACTCGATTTAGCAGAAAGGCAAGAACTTGAAATAGCTGCTCGTCAGGAACTTGCTGAAATCGAAGCTCGTTTAAAGAGCACAAGAATAACAACTGAACAAAAGTTGTCAAAAAAGGATATTGAAGATATCCAATCACAAGATGTGGAACATCTTGATTAACAGAGTAAAACGGCTGTGCAAACTTGTTTGCATGGCTGTTTTAATCAAGACAAGCGCAGCGCGTCAGTAATAAGCACTAATACCCTTGATATATTAGTGCTTATTGACACCAAATGACTAAATTTGGTAAGTGAACGAGTCGGAGGGAGCGTAGCGGACGACAACCGAGTGAACAAACCAAATAAAGGAAATTTGGTGTATTAATAACAAAAAAAAATAAAACAATGGGAAACGTAGAGCCATGGTTACAATTAGGAGCAAGTATATTAAATACAGGCTCACAAGTTTATACAAACGCAAAGAATCGAAAATGGGCATTACAGGACTGGGAAAGACAAAACAAGTTCAATGATCCAAAACAACAAATGCAAAGATTTAAAGAGGCAGGATTAAATCCAAATCTTATATATACCCAGCAAAATACTGCTGGAGCAGTAAGAAGTACTGACGCAATAGCCCCAAAATTAGATGAATCTTCATTGGCAATATTAAGTAAGTCAAACAAATTGAAATTACAAGATTTAAATATGCAAACTGCAGCTGCTCAATTAGAGCAAACTCAGGCTAATATAGATAAAACAAGAGATGAAGCAACATATATTCGTTCAAACACTGATTGGAGAAATTTACAAAATGAAATTGGTAGAGGAACTAAAGAATCATTAATGGCAAAACCTGCCGTTGAACTTCGTCAAGCTGAAGAAAGAACAAAGAATATACAAGCAGATACATTATTAAAAGCTGACCAATTAACAACAAATTCATTAACTCGAGATAAGTTAAAAGAGGAAATAAATGGTATTACACAATCCAATAGATTTATAAAAGCTGAAAAAAATACCCAGTTAGCAGTACAAAGAGCTATGATGAAATCAATGGAAATTGGAAACGATTTAACAAGAAAAAAGATAGTAACTGAAAACTTTACACAAGAACAAATTTATTCAAAAGTTTTAGAAACATTTAGAGATACTAAAGAGGCAAAAGACAATTTTGACGATATTGCTCCATTTTTAGATAAGATTATTACATTAGGTGCATTATTTGGAACTAAAGGAGCTAAACCAAGAATAAAAAATTAAAATGAGATTATACACACAAGACCAAATATTAAGGTTAATAAAATTATATAATACGGCAGACATGTCCGAAAAAGAGTTACTTAAAAAGTACGTAGAACAAGCATTATACAAATATTTTAATAACAAACTAAAAACAAAAACATGCGAAGAAGGAGCTATCGCCGAACATCT